CAGCTTCTCCGAACCGCTGTGTGACGAGAGCGATGTACTGGTTGACGACAGGATCCATGCCGGGAACGCCCTGGATGGCGTCGCGGTTGATCGGCGTCGTATCAGCAGGGTTCGTGTTCTGGTTGTTCGGGCCGGCGAAGCGACCGCTACCGGGATCGACGTTGGGATTGCCTGATGCCACGGTGCGAGGCACGAACGATCCGGTCACGTTCTGTGCTGCGACCTGACCAGGGGCGGCGACCTCGAAGTGCATCCGCCCGTCTTCGCCCTTCCTAAGAGGCATGTGCGACTCCGTTCCCATTGGAGACGTAATCGATCACTTCGTTGAAGAACGTCTGCAAGTCGTCGTCCGAGAGGTTCATGGTCACGAACGCCGTGTTCTTCTCGGGGTCGAAGAGGGCAGGACTGTTGTCATCGAGCGTCTTGACGTGCTCGACCGAGAACGTGGCACGCGGCAGAAGCTCGAACCCGAGCGTGCCGTAGGGGTGCTCCTTGCGAAGCTCCTTCCATGCCTCCTTGATCGTGGCGAGCTTGCCGTTGCGCTTGCGGCACTCCTCGTCGTGCTCCTCGCCGTCGTGCATACGGGTGTACTTGACCTTGGCAGCTTCGCCCACGAACAGCGTGCCGGCATTGACGCTATCCCGAGTCTCCGCGCGTCCGACGCGGTTGGCCTGCCAGCCGGGGAACTCGTTGAAGTGGTTGCTGATGTTCTGACCGATCTCAGTCGGCGTCTTGCCCTCGCGGATCTCGTTGATCAGGAACGTCTTGAGGTTGTCGCGCACCGTCTCATGCGTGGCCTTCATCAGTCGGCCAACCTGCTCGTTGACGAACGGCTCGATCGTGTCTTCTGTGATGTCACTCTCGTCACCGACCGCATCCTGTTCGAGCTTGATCTGGCGGCGAACCATCTTCTCGATGATGTTGCGCGAGCGCGTAGCGAGAGAGTCCATCTGCTCGCTGTCAACTTCCCAGTTGCCAAGCAGAGCGTTTGCTGCCTTGATTGCTGCCTTCTTCGTCACGCCTCGCTTGGAGACAGGCTCGTCAGCGAAGTCGAAACGTTCTTGCTTGCCGACGTACTTGGCGAAGTTCGGGTACAGCATCCGGTAGTGGCCGGCCCACATGCGCCGAAGCTGCGCCGCGAGCTTCTTGATCTGCTTGTCCTCGTAGTGCTTCGAGGTCGGGAGGTCAGCCAGGAAATCGGCGTCATCACTGAGGATGATGACTTCGTTGGGCTGGATGTACACCATGTCGTAGTCGGCAGCGACACCAGTGCGCGGCTCGGGCAGGCTGCCACCGTTCCGCTGACCGGGGTTGAGCGGCGTGGCCTTGGGGCGCGGGATGACACCCACTGAGGCAGCGCCAGGCTCCACAGGCGGCGGCAGCGTGGGTGCTCCGACGACCTTCTGCCGATCGCGCTCCAACTCACGCGGACTCTTGAGAGGGATCTTCAATCGGCGCAGCAACTCTTGGCCGTCGATGCCGAACTGACCAGGGTCCTCCTGCCCGATCAACTGGATGATCTGTGCTGCGAAGTCAAGGTCTGCCTGCTGGAAGCCGTGGCCGACGATCTCGACAACGCCTCCATTGTTGACAAACTCTTGGTAGTTGGTCTGAGCGAGGTTCGGGAAGATCCAGCGGTTGATCGACTCCGCGATGTCGTTCCAGTCCAACTCCTGTGAGGCATTGAAGCTCTCTGCCATCGCCGCTGCGACGTTGCGTGACGACGTGCCGCCTTCGCCTTCGATGAACGCCTGCTCGGGCACCCACATGCTGCGGAGCTTCATCACGTCGAGGTAGTTGAAGCTCTCGTCCATCCATGTGAAGTTCTCGCCGGACGGCTGTAGGAACTCGAACCTCCACGCCGGCATGGCCGTGCCACCGTCGATGCCTGCTGTCTCCAACGAAGACGGGACTGCTGCGATGGCGTTGGACCGAAGCCTGTCAGCAGCTTCGAGCGCGATCTGCCAGTTGGGGATGTTGCGGCCCTCGTCTTCGTCCCACGTCCCGCCCTCGGGGTGGTAGGCGAGCATCGGCGGAACAGCGTGGCGCTCGAAGGCACGGTCGCTCATCGCCCAGCGGAACCAGTAGCTCCACCAGTACGGGTACGCGCGCCCGACTGCCGGGTAGCCGTAGATCGAGTTGAAGTTGACGTGTCGCTCGTTGGTGATCCACAGGCTGTGGAAGATGTCGATCTCGCGCACCGCCATCTTCTTGATGATGTTCTTGCGTGACTTGAAACCGGGGTGCCGTTCGAGCGTGCCAGGGGGACGATATGTGATCCCATTGAAGGCACCGTTGCGATCGTCCCAGCGGGGATCACAGCGCTCGGGCGGCAGAGCGACGAAGTGCTTCCAGACGTAGGGCAGGATGTTCGGACCCTCATCCCAGATCGGCTTCTCCTGCTTCTCCGGGTCGCTCTCCCTCGGGTCGATGTACGTGCCGCCAGGATTCGCTGCCTCGAATCGTTCCACGATCGGAACGTAACCGAGCCACTTGCGCATCTCATGCTGGAACACGTAGCTGGCGTGGATGGGTCGCCACGCACGATCGAAGAACGCAGCGACATCGGCTCGCGCGCCGTTCTTGTCCCTCGCGTTGATGTGCCAGGGAACTGTCGCCAGTGGGACCTCCTTGTAGTGGAGGGCGAAAGCGATCATCGGGTCGAGGCGCATCTGGTAGCGCTTCTTCATGGGGATCCGCGAGAAGTCGAACGGGTCGCCAAGCTCGTTGAGCACGCGCTTCCAGTCCGGTCCCCCGAACGATGACTCGGCTACTGTCGGCGCTTGCTCCCGCCGGCCCAGCATCCGCTTGATCTTGTCAACTTCTTTGTCAGTGATTCCACCGACTTCGATGCTGACATCACGCTGGTCTGCCATGTCTACCTCATCGGTCCATATCGCTGTTCCAAGGCGCTGTTCCCAGGGGTATAGCTTACCCCGCCTCTACGCTGTACGCCGTCACGTCGCCGCATGCTGTTACGGCGCCGCTGAGCCGCTGCGGGGCCGCTGTCCTCGCTGCCCTCACCGTTCTCGTTGACGGACGGCTTTCTGCCCTCTTCACGCTCTGCATTGCTGATGCCATACCGCCACGCAGCCATCGCGTGATTGTCCCGATCGATCTCCTTGTCGAGTTCGGGGTTCTTCTTCCACATCTCGACTTCGACGCAGAACATGGGTGCGTTCTCTTCAAGCACCCGGAACCTGCCATCCATGACAAGATTCTGGACAGTACCGATCATGCGCTCCTTCTGGCGCGTGACGACCGGCCAGGTGGACTTGAGTCCCCTACGGTTCCAGAGGATGCGATCGCCCTTGCCCTGCGGATCGCAAAACCTACCCTTGACATGCCACGGATGCTTGGGTGTTCCGTACTGCTCAGCCCACTGCGCCTCGCGTGCGATCACGTCGTCAGCGAGCTTGGCGCTGTCAGTGCCGGCGCGGTAGATCTCCGAGAAGAGGACGTAGCTCTTCGCCTTGATGACGATCGGCTCGTAGTTCATGTCCAGCGTCACGACATCGGTCGTGAGGTACTGGAACCAGAGCACACAGAAGGGGTTGGTGCCGCCCCAGTCCACGCCCTGATAAATCGGACCGTACTCGGGCTTCGGCTCCCACTTCTTGATGCCGTAGACCGCGAGATCCCAGTCTTCAATGTAGACGTTTTCGTCCGTGCCCTCTCGGCACTCCTGCTGCAACTTCCACGTACCGGGAGTGTTCTGCAAGAACGTGTTGACGAGATCGACGTACGGCTTCCAGCCACGCGACCGGAAGAACTTGCCGCCGCACACCGACTCCAACGTTCTATCAACAGTGTTGGCAGGATCCTTGGGGTCCTTGATCTTGCCCTTTACAGCACGGTGGCACTCACACAACTCACCACAGTCACGACCCAGTTCCTTGAGCCGAGCCTCGCGCTCTTCCTTCGGAGCAGCACGGCAGTGGGGCTGCTCTGCTGCCGTCTCGAAGATGCACCACTGGTAGAGCGTGAACTGCGGAATGTGGTTCTTCTGCAACGCCTCGATGACACCCTTGATGAGCGTTGCCATACGACCGACGCGACTTTTGCGCGTGCTGGTGACGATATCCTGGGGAGGAATGATGTCACCAAACTTCTTCTTCATCCATGTGGGCAGCGGGCCGGTGGCCTTCTTCGCTGCTGACATGTTTCGAGACTCATCCCAAGTCTCCTGCTTCATCAGGTCTACCTCGTCCGCCGCCGGCTTCTGAGGATGCGGACCGTTGACCGCCTGCTTGGAACCTGACACGACTTCGATCTTGCTGCCTGTCTTCCAGACAGTATGTGACTGCATCGGCTCGCCGTCTACGAAGTCCTTGACCTCGCCAGTCTTCGCGCCGTTCTCATCGTGCTTGTAGCACCAGTCCTCGATGTGCTCGTAGCAGCGCTCGCCCTGGCCCTTCGTTGCGCCGAAGCTCAACCCCTCGCAGCCTGGCTTGAAGTTCGCGTTGGCGAAGTGCAGACACGCGACCATCGTGGTCTTCGCGCCGCCGCGATTTCCGAGCGCCAACGCAGAACTGACCCGCTCGAAGTACAGGTCAGCTACAAACTTGAACGGGGCGTCGTGATCATCACAGACACTAACCCGTGGTATGTCGATGTGGCAGTTCTCTACCAGCCACTTGTGAAGTTGATCGTCAGTCGTCGGCCCTTCGGTTTGCAACCTCCTTCCAAGGGTTGCGATATGGGCCACGATCTGTCGAAGCTGCTCGATGTCCATTTCCAGCAGCTTGTCCGGAGTCAGACCCATTCGGCGCAGCTTCTCCAACACTGGCTCCGGTAGGTCCAACTCGATCAGCAGATCCTTCCTCTGCTGCTCCTGCTGTGCTACCTCCATTGCGGACATGAACTTCCCGTTCGAGTCCATAGGAGGCCGGCGATGGATCACTCGGGGCTTGGACTTCTTCGGCGGTTCCTTCGATGATGTCTTCGAGCGCAGCTTCCGTCGAGGGGTTTTCGAGGAGCGCACGGAGGGTGCCAATCAGTTCACCTCGGTCTTGTTTGGTCAGGTCAATTTCCTCCTCCTTCAAGACCAACGACGCTTCATGGTGTTCCATGTCAGTAATAAGTTTGACAGTCGCCAAGTTCTGCTTGATGCCGCTGGACCTGTTCAGTCCCCGTTCGA